GACAAGTACTTATACTTGGGACCACCTGTCTTCACTACCTTAGCTCTCGCAACGGGAGCTATTGACATCTTACCAGGTGTCATAAGGCTAGAAGATGGTTTCTTTGGCAAATTAGTGTTTACGGTCTTGGAAGCCATTTGCTTAAGCTTCGAAGAACCTTTCTTGTTCATACTCTTCATGGGATACCTCGAGTATACAGAGGGACTATACATCGTTGTCCAACTATTGGCAATAGAAGTTACGTCATAAATTATAGTTGACGCTACCTCGGCTTCCCAGCCGATTCTGAACTTCTACATTGCAATTGGTGAGGTGCACTTGCGAGTAATGATGACCAACGGACTTGAATTACGAGCTTCCATAAGGAACAAACATATGTTTACGACTTATGGGCGTCAGAATAACTCAAGGACATCTAGTAGGATCAATTAAGAACCGACTATCATCACTCACTGCACATATCTATCACCTGGCACTTAGTTAAACGTAGCATGCAATCCAATAGGAGCGCCGTGTAGTCTCTTGGCATTTTGTTTAGCACAGAAATATTAAGCTGAACATCATAACCGAACCACCCAGAGTGGGTGATCCAGAATCACTTGAACAGCACTGATTTTGGACTATTACGGACAACAACCCCATAGTCAGTTTAGCGACATGACCGGGTCGGGAAGAGCTTGCTAGGCAAGGTCGATGATTGGACTATACTGTTCTAAGATACGGGAACTCTCAGCAACACTGCGGATATCACATCCAACAAGTGCCTGCGAGATTCGATCGAAGTCAGTAATGTCATCATCTTCCAATGCCTCATCAACAAGCTCCTCACCCAAAACATTGACCCGATGGGCCTTTGGTACCGCGAGAGATAACCATCTCACAAAAGTAACCATCCAAGGCCGGATCATTGTTTCGGTTGAACAAGAACTGAGCAGATTCAAAGGAGGACAGATTGGTAACTTCGACGCGAATAACTGCGCCGACCAATATAGACGAATGCCATACTCAGACATTGGTTTGAGTCTATATTCGGGCTTAAATTTAGCCGGAAAGGCTGCATTCTCTGTTCTTATTGATCGATCGCTGGCACGAAAAGCATAAGCAATTCGCGCTAACCATTCATCATCAAGAGCAGAGGTTTCACCTTCTAACTGAACATAAGGCCCAGGTACCATTCTCCACTTAGCTACGGCACCAGCATATTTCGCCACTGGAATAGAAAAACCAGGCATGCGATAAAGAGCCATTTTAGGATCGTTTATAAAACGGGCTGCAAACTTTCGTTGCTCGCGAGTAATAACAAACTCGGCAGGACCAAATCGAGGATCTAGTCCAAAACCACCTAAATGAACAGGCAGATACCAGTTGGGTTGGAATCCCTTCCCAAACCAATGTTTCTGCCAACGGCTCAAAACTGCTGGAACCACACAGTTAGTCCAAGGGCACAAGCTCACCATACGGGAGAGCTCCCTGGAAATCTGCGTAGGAGTCGCGTTCGACTCACCGGTCTTTTGCACAGCACCCTTGCGCGCAAACAACTTCTGGTTTAAGTATCCACACTTCTTCATAACTCCATCACGGAGAGTGAAGACCTGTGAATTCATCATCACAGTGTGACTACTGATGTAGTTTTTACCATCAGATAACTTAAAACCTGCATCTTCCGATGCTATCTTA